AAAAATGCTTATTTAAACGCAGGTCCTGCAATGGCCGATATAATTTTTAAGCCTGATGGCACCAAACTATTTGTAAATGAATCTGGAGCTACTATTTTAGAATACGATTTGTTAATTCCTTGGGATTTAACCACTATATCATTGCAAACAGCGCTAAACGTACCAAGACCTGGTGCATCTGCTGAGAGCATAAAACTATCCTTAGACGGCTACTATTTATATACTCTTAGCGCTAACCAAGATAAAATTTATCAGTATAAACTAGCTAAACCTTGGACGCTATCAACTAGCGTTTTAATCGAAGAGTTTTCAGTTGCTACTCAAGAAACTACTCCTACAGCTTTAGCATTTAGTGACGACGGAGTTTATATGTATGTAATGGGAAGTGCGGGAGATGATATAAATCAATACACTCTTTCCACTCCGTGGAATATCTCAACTGCAACTTTTACTCGTACACAGTCTATTGCGTCTCAAGATACCGTACCTACAAACTTAGTATTTAAACCTGATGGAAGCAGACTATATGTTAGAGGTGTTACTAATAACAGAGTTTCTGAGTACGCATTGAGCACTCCTTGGAATGTGTCTTCTCTTACCTTTACAAGACAGCTACAATTACCTAGCTCATGGAGTGTTGGAGGCATAGCCTTAAACTATAACGGAACTAAACTTTATGTTGGCGATTCTACTTATGGCTTTATTCGCGAATATGTTATAGGAAGTTAAAATGAATAGAGTAAACCCATCTTTAATTTCAACTGACGAAGCTAGCGATGGCGATGTGCTTACCTACGTAAGTGCTAATGCTAGAATTGAGTTTAGTTCTTCTACCGGAGGAGCTGGGATAACTGTTTATGACAACTCAAACGATTTGCCCACTAGCAATGTAACTATTGGTAGCAAAGCTTATGTAAAATCTACTAATCGTTTTTATCTTTGGAGGTCTAGTTGGAAAATGATACGTCTAGTATCGCAATAAAATTAGCCTTGCTTATCCTCGGAAATACCTTAGGCGATGAAGCCTACGTATCTAGTACAAATAAATACTACTATTGGGCTAACCAATGGAATAACGTTCCACTAAATAGTTTATAGCATAAATATAATAATTTTATGCTTGCTTTAGTAAATTTTATATGCTATCTTACTATAAGAAAGAGAGAATATAATGACTAAAGTTTTTGTTAACGGCACATTTGATATTATACATTCTGGTCATCTATACTTATTAAGCTATGCTAAAAGTTTAGGTGACCATTTACTTGTAGCGTTAGACAGTGACGACAGAATACGATCTAAAAAAGGTAATTCTAGACCTGTAAATAATACAAACACTAGAATTCATATTATGTCTAGTTTTAAATTTGTAGATGATGTTAATATATTTAACAGTGATGATGACTTAGTTCGTATTATAAGAGACTACTCTCCTGATATAATGGTGGTAGGATCTGATTGGCGCAATAAACCAGTTATAGGCAGTGAATATGCAAAACAGTTAATATTCTTTGATAGAATAGAAGAATTATCTACTACTAATACATTAAATAAGTATTTGAGTAGTATAAGAGAGAATAATATATGAGTAATACCTTTTCAACTCCTTCAGTAGTTACTACTATATCACAAAGTAGACTAGACTATAACGAGGCTTTGTTATCACTACTACAAAACTTTGCTAGCTCAGGGCAGCCTTCTGGCGCAGAAATAAATTCTGATGGAACTACTGGGCTTCGTACAGGCATGTTCTGGTATAAAAGCGGGGCTGATACTGCAGACGGTCAAGGCCGAATGTTGGTGTATAATGGATCTGAATTTACTAGAAACGGTTTAGCTGTATATAAAATGCCTAGTTTAGTTGCTGCTAATGCTGCAGCCGTAGCTACTAAAATTTCTTATGGTGAGTTAGTATCTGTAGGTAGTGATGCACTATACATGGTTAACGCAGCTAATAACGGTGTATTTCAAGTTGGTGGAGATGCAGTAACTCTTTCTGGACTAACATCTGGTCAATTTGTTCGTACAGATACAAGTTCTACTATAACAGGCAATGTAACTTTTAGCGGAACTGGTTTTGTTAAACTACCCCTAGGTAATGATTCTCAGCGTCCTGGAACTCCGGCTCCTGGTATGCTTAGATTTAGTAATACTAGTGGGTCGTTTGAAGGTTATGATGGAGTTGAGTGGGGTGAAATTGGCGGCGGAGGGGCCTTCACAGATGATGGCACCTATGTATTCTATACCGGCTCAGCTAACGTAGGTATTGGTGTTTCTGACCCACAAGCTAATCTTCATATTAAAGGCACAGGAAACGTACTAAGACTTGAAACTGGTACTGCTGCAGATGCTAATGGGGTTAGCTTAAGATTTCAACAAAGTGATACTACTATTATCAACGGTCAAGGATATGGGGGTATTGAATGGTCTGGAGCTGATAGTGGTAACGATGGGATTCGTGGCTATATAAAAGGAGTTTCTGAAGGAGACTCTGGTCAAATTGCGGTTAGAATAGGAACTCAAGCAACTGGTGTTAGTGCTCCTACTGATAGAGTTACTATAGATAGTGCAGGAAGAGTAGGTATTGGTACAGTCTCGCCAAACGTAACACTACAAGTAGCTGGTAACGTTCATTTATCTGGCGGTGATGCTACAATATTTAATAGAAGCAGTAATTATTTAGCTCTTGGAGCTAATAATATAGAAGCTTTAAGAATACTTCCTAATACTAATATTGGTATAGGGGTTACAGCTCCGACTGCCAATCTTCATATTGCCGGTACAGGTCCTGTACTTAAGTTACAAACTGCCACAGCTACTGATAGCACTGGGGTTAGTTTACAGCTAATTCAAACTGACACTACTATAATTTCTGGTCAAGGATATGGCGGAGTTGAATGGTTTGGTCTTGACGCATCTGGTACTGGAGTGCGCGGTTATGTAAAAGGCTTTGCAGAAGGCGATAGCGGAGAGTTTGGTATTAGGATTGCTACACAAGCTACTGGTATTAGTTCTCCTGTAGATCGCGTTTATGTATCTAATACAGGTAGAGTTGGTATAGGGGTTGCTGCTCCAACTTCTACGTTAGATGTAAACGGTGCTGTTACTGCATTGTTGTATTCTGGTGATGGTGGAGGTTTAAGCAACCTAGTTAATGCCTATGCTAATGACGGAGTTACTCTAGCAACTGCACGAGGTAATGACCACTCCACATTACTTACCGCTCGCTCTAACGACTATGCTACTTATCTTACTCTTTCAGCTAACGACGGAGTTACGCTAGCAACTGCACGTGGCAATGATCACGCCACACTACTTAGTGCTTATGCTAATGACTACGCTACTTATCTTACTCTTTCAGCTAATGATGGGGTTACACTAGCAACTGCACGCGGAAATGACCATGCAACTTTACTTAGCGCTCAGGCTAACGACGGAGCTACGCTATTAACAGCTCGTTCTAATGACTACGCTACTTTACTAGCAGCATACTCTAATGACTTTGCTACTTTTAACTCAGCTAAAGCTAATGACTGGTCTACTTACTCCACACTAAGTGCGAATGATGGAGCTACGCTTCTTACAGCTCGTTCTAATGACTACGCTACGTTATTAGCAGCTCAAAGTAATGACGGTTCTACACTATTAACAGCACGCTCTAATGACTGGACTACCTATACTACATTAGCTGCTAACGATTATAACACTTTATTAAGCGCTTATAGTAATGACGCTGTTACACTATTAAATGCTCGTGCTAATGATCTAGTAACTTTTAACTCAGCTAGTGCTAACGATTTTAACTCTTATACTACTATTATTAACACTATAAATGATTTAGATGCTAGATTCTTACGTAGTAATGCAGCTGCTATTAAAGCTACGGGTGATTTAAAGCTAAATGACAGCATTCAATTAAATCTAGGTACTGATAACGACGTTGAACACTATTTTAATGGAGTTGACTATTATACGGACATTAATATAGGAGCTAATTGGTTCTTAAGAGACGGTGATAGTGCGAATGCCACTCGCTTTACTTTTGATATAGATACAGGTAACTTTACTGCTACTGGTGATGTAGCTGCTTTCTCAGACGCTAGACTAAAATCAAATATACATACTTATGAAAACGCTTTAGCTACTGTACAACAACTACGTGGTGTTAGATATGAAAGAAATAATAAGCTTAATATCGGTGTTATAGCTCAAGAAGTTCAAGCCGTCCTACCTGAGGTAGTTAATACTGATAATGAATACTTAGCTGTATCATATGGAAATATTATTGCCGTATTAATAGAAGCTATAAAAGAACTAAACTTAAAGATTGAAAAACTAGAAAAAGGTAATTAATAATGGTTTTACAAGCAAGCGGGCTAATAAGCTTATCAAATATAAAATCAGAATTTAATGGTATAGACCCCGTAGAGCTTAGTGATTACTATCGAGGCGGTGTATATGTGCCAAATACTCCTTTGAATGCTAACGTACCTACGAGTGGCACTATTGCTTTACAAAATTTTTATGGAGCTACCCTATCTACATTTAATATTAGTCCTAACGTTGGGACTGTAAATGAAGGAGAAACTGTAAGGTTTAGTGTAGCTACGAATAATTTTTCTGGTACTCTATACTGGTCTATATTAGGCAGTGTTACAAATTCAGACTTTAGTAGTCCACTAAATGCTGTAACCTCTGGAGGAATACTAACTGTTTCTGCAAATACAGGTCTACTAGATCTTACCTTGAGCGCTGATTCAACTACAGAAGGCTCTGAATCTTTTTCAGTTCGTCTAAAAGCTCTTTCTACATCTGGCCCTGTGGTTACGCAATCTTCAAACGTATTTATTAATGACACTAGCTTAAGTCCGTTCTATGTAAATCTCGAAAGAAGCCATTCTACTATTATAGCACCTAACAATATTACGTTCACGCTTATTGGTAATAGTGTTCCAAATGGTAGAACTGTAGGTTACACTATAACAGGTATACAAGCAGATGATCTATCCTCTGGATCCCTAACAGGTAACTTTACCATGACTAATAATACAGCTACCGTAACTTTAGGAATAGATAGCTTTATAGGTCAACTATACTTATTAGACGTTAATGCCACAGATAAAGTAGCAAGACTTAAATCTAATGAAGCTTTAACTACACTAGGCACTAGCTACCAACAAACTCTTTCAAACGTTTCTAATAGTTCATTTAGCTATATGTACTGGAAGCCAGACGGTACTAGTCTGTATCTAGCAAATTCTCAAAAAGACTCTGTAGATCAGTATAACATGTCAAGACCTTTTGATCTTACCAGTGCTACTATAACTTCTGCTAATTCTAAAGTTCTACCTACAGCTATAAATTCACCGTTAGGAATGCACATCTCTAGTGGCGGTACAAATCTTTTCATAATGGACTCAGTGGATAAAGCTGTATATAGAATGGCTATTGGCACAGCCTGGAACATTAGCACACTTAGTGGAACGACATTTGTATCTCCTGTACTCCCGCTAACTACTTATAGAGGCCTAGATGTGAGCTCCAATGGTATTCTTTATTTTATTTGTGCAGTATCTACAGGAAACGTTCAAGCATTTAAAGGTACTACAGCTTTTAGACCAGATACTATGAGCGCTACCCCTATAGAAAACTTTAATCCTCCTAGCCCATCATTCCCAACTGGTGTAAGATTTAATAGCGACGGTACTGCAATGTACTTAACGGATCAAACTCCTAATATATACTATTACACCCTAAGTACTCCATATACGTTGAGTACAGCTACTTTAGTTACTTCTGCAAGCGTATCTAGTATAGACTCTCTAGCAGATATTTCAGATGTTTATTGGGCTAACATAGAAGCCGAAACTCTAACTATAACCACAGCTTCTTCTGACTCTGGAGGTACTACTATTGGACTACCTAAGAGCAATTCTACAATTATTACAAACTAAAGGAATACAATGACTAACAACTATTTTAAGGTACCCGTTGATAAGCTAGTATCGCGACTACCAGATAAATACGGGTTTAAAGAGCTTAATATTAGCCAACAAGCTATGATGGATGGTCTTTCAACTAAACGAAACTGGGTTCATATATCAGCTCGTCGTACTGGTAAGTCTAGTGGTGCAGCTGTGCTAGCACTAGCTAAACTACTAGAACCTAATCAGCAAGTAATTGTTGTTGCGCCTGACTTCAACCTAAGCTCTATTATTTGGGATTTTACTACCGAATTGATCGAAGCATTTAATATTGAAACAAAACGTTTCAATCTAAAAGATCGTGTTGTAAAGCTTGTAAATGATAGTACTCTAAGACTACTATCAGCTAATAACAGAAGCTCGCTCGTTGGTCGTGCTGCTAACCTGCTAATTGTAGACGAAGCTGCACTTATCCCAGACGATGAATATTTTACTAGAGACTTACGCCCGGCTCTGTCCACCTTCCCGGACTCTCGTGCACTATTTATTTCTACTCCTCGCGGTAAAGAAAACTACCTATATAACTACTATCTACGCGGCCAAGATGAAAGCTTTCCTGAATGGGGTAGTGGACTATTTCCTTGGCACGCTAATCCTAGACTTACACAAGAAGATATTGAACAAGCTAGACGCGCTATTCCTGAATCACTATTCAGACAAGAATATTATTGCGAGTGGGCTACTTTTGAAGGTCAGATTTATAAACTAGACGAAAATGACCATCTAAAAGATCTTACTAGTGAATCAGCTCCTTTCAAAATTACTCCTGGTGATTCGCGCTTTACATTTATCGCAGGTCTTGACATGGGTTATAGAGACGCTACAGCCTTTGTAGTATTAGCTACCGATGGCAGTACTTGGTTTGTTGTAGACGAATATATTGCTGAAGAAGGCACTACTAGTCAACATGCGGAAGTAATTAAGTCTATGGTTGAGCTATGGGATATCGAAAACATATTTATAGATTCGGCGGCTCAACAAACTAAAGCAGATTTAGTATATGATTATGATATTGCTTGTGAAAACGCTATTAAAAGTGTTAACGATGGTATAGCTCATGTGCAAAGTCTTATAGAGCAAGACAAAATTATATTTGATATGGGTAATGCTTCTCATACCTTTAAAAGTATGACAGCTTATCGTTGGAATTCCAGAACTGAGAAGTCAAAACCACTTCACGATTGGACTTCTCACTGCTGCGATGCTATGCGCTATGCTATATATACATACACTAAAAATAGTGCTATTAGTATCTATGCCTAGGTATTAACATATTTCAAAAATAAAATATTTTGACTATTCCGAACATTAGACTTATAATAAATTAAGAAAATTAAAAGTGATACTCTTATGTCAGATTTGAAACGTCTTCCCGTTAAATACTTACGAGACTACATAAAAAAAGATTATAAAATACGTGATAAATGTTTTATATGCGGTTCTGTTTCTGACTTAGAACTCCACCACCTATACAGTGTTAGTGAATTGTTCGAGAGATGGTGTATAAAAAATAAAGTAAAGTCTGTTGACTCTATAGATACTATGCTAACTTTGCGAGTTTCTTTTGCCGAAGATTGTAAGGAAGAATTAAGTAGCGAAAATCTGTATACACTATGTACGTCACATCATAAACGATTACATTTTTTATTTGGTAAAAGCTATTCTAATTATACTGCTCTTAAAGTAAAAGATTGGCTTATCAAACAAAAAGATACTATGGAGATACAGTAAATGGCAAGAGGCCCACTAGGTTGGATTGTAGAAAAGTTAAATCCTGTTCAGCCCTACATACAAAGTAGACAACCTTTTGCTATGCCTGAGTCTAATGTAGACTTTAGAGCTGCATACGATCAAATAGAAGTAGTACACCGCGCAGTAGACATGATTGTTAGCGCATGTGTGGAAATACCTTTTGATATTGCTGGCGAAGGTCCGATTAAAAAAATAAACAAGCTACTTAACGACAGACCTAATCCTTTTGAAGATAGAGTTAAGCTGCTAAGAAGAGCATACTTCGATTTACTAATGGATGGTAATGCTTTCTTTTACTATGATGGCACGCACGTATACGTTCTTCCAGCTAACGATGTTCAAGTTGTCTCAGACCCAAAAACCTTTATTAAAGGATACACATTCTTAATTCACGGTGGGGGTCTATCATCTTATAATTCTGGGCGACAGTCAAAAGAGACTGTGATAGAATTTGGCGCTAATGAAATAATTCACATCAAAGAAGATAACGACGAAAGTATTTTTAGAGGCAAATCTAGAATAAAAAGCATTGGAAATATAATTAATATTTATAATGCTCTGTTAAAGTTTCAACGCCAATTCTTTAAGAATAACGCAGTACCTGGAGTGGTATTAACCACAGAAGCTGTTTTAAATACTAAAATAAAAGAAAGACTACTTCAAAGCTGGAGAAATTCTTACGCTACTATATTTGAAGGCGCTAGAAGTCCAGCTATTTTAGATGGTGGTCTTAAAATAGATAAGTTTAGCGAAATAAACTTTCAAAGTTTAGATTTCGAAGCAAGCATAGAAAGACTTGAACAAGATATGGCCAAAGCAATTGGCGTACCTTATGTGTTAATGAAGAGCGGTAATAACGCTAACATAGCAGCTAATCAAGTTTTATTTTATGAGCATACCGTACTTCCTATAGTACTTATGTTTGCCAGTGCTTTTGCACACTACTTTAACTCTGTTAGAATAACTCCAGATAAAACTGTAATTACCGCCTTACAACCAGACTTAAGAACTCAAAGTCAATATTATGTAAGCTTAGTGAATGCAGGTATTATATCAGCTGATGAAGCAAGATTAAAGCTTGGGTTTAGTACTTTAAACACACCAGAAACTTCTAATATCAGAGTACCACAAAACATAACTGGAAGCGCTGTTCAACCTGATACAGGCGGTAGACCTACTAATGAAGAAGTAGATACACTACCTGAAGACAGTGTTTCTATTAACTAAGGAGCAAGCAAATATGGATAAAACATTTTTTATCACTACAGATGACATTCAAAAGAGTGCCAAAAGTGGTGACAAAACTTTAAGAATTGCTGGCTACGCTAATACAACTAGTAAAGATAGATCTGGAGATATTGTACTACCAGAAGCTTGGGCTAAAGGTGTAGAAAACTTCCGCAGAAATCCTATTTTACTTTATCAGCACGATCACGGTAAACCTATCGGTAGAGTTAGTGCTGTTACAGTAGATAAAAAAGGTATTTTTGTTGAAGCTAGTATTAGTGAGGCTGCAGAACGTCAACACGGAGTTAAAACTCTTATTAATGATGGCGTGTTAAAAAGTTTTAGTGTTGGTTTCAGAATTAAGGATGCTAAATACGATAAATTAGCTGATACTTTCTATATCAAAGATGTAGAGCTATTAGAAATTTCTGTAGTTAGCGTTCCTGCAAACCAAAATTCTTTATTCTCTGTACGCAAAACTTTTGAAGACGAAGCAGACTATGCTAAATTCAAAGATCAATTTGCAGACGATAATAAAGCCTCAGTAGAAGAATCAGCTGTTAAAGAGCTTGAAGCTACTGAAATCAAAGCCGCAGAAGATGAAGCTGAAGAAGAGTCTACCTTTGTAGAATCTGATCCTATGAAGCTAATTCCTTTTGTAAACCTTTTAAATGCAGACACTTCTAAAATCACAACTAAATCTTTTGTAGTTATTGATAAAGTTCGTTATAAAACTTCAGAAATTGCTACTGCAGAGAGCCCAGAATTTACTTTTGAAGAGTGTGACATATCAGGAAATCTAACTGGAAAATCTATTAAAGTACCAGCTATCGATATCACTGTTATTAATGCTTGGGATCTTGAAAAAGAATACGATATACTATTAAATATTACTAAAACACAAACACTAAACGACGAAGAGAAAGTTAGAGTAATTGGTAAGTTTAAAACTCTTATTAATTCAAATGAGCTAGATCTTATTCAATTAAAGAATGATTCCGAACTAGCTTCAAATGCAAAGCTACAAAGAGCTTTAAATGATTCTATCAATCTCATGAGTCAAAATTATACTGAATGGAATGACTCTCATTTCAACTTAGCTTACAAAAGCTGTATGGTTATTGAGACGCTAAAGCA